CAACTGAGAGCGGAGGTGGAACTTTGAATAAAACGGAGCATTATGGCATGTTTCTTCCAGGGCAGGATGACTTTTACGATGTGGACCTGTTTAACGAGAACACCCGGCTGATCGATTGTGTGATGCGAAGACAGTTGCCCAAGGAGTTAGCGGTAACGCTGCTGGGGTCTGGGCCTTTTCGACCCGCGGATCACGGGTTGCAGGGTGCGCTTGTGGACGTGTACATGGTGGGGGGTGGCGGTGGCGGAGCTTCCGTTCAGAGTCAAGCCCAGCTTGGCGGCGGTGGCGGCGGTCACGCTGTGCTATTGCGTGATGTAGCCCTGTCGGAGGTGAATTATAACATTGTCATCGGGACAGGAGGAAATATAAACACAAATGGGGGCAGCACCACGGGCTTCGGTCGAAGCGCGCCTGGAGGCGTTCGTGGGAACTCTATGGATGGGGGAGACGGTGGTTCTGGAGGCGGCAGTGGAACTGGCGGAGCGGGCGGCTCCCTTGGCGGTCCGGGTGGAAGTCCACAAGGAACGGCTGGTGCGGGTGCTGGGGTAGTGAACTTCACGCCGTTCAACGTCTATGACGGAATCGCATACGGCTGTGGAGGAGGAGCGAGCACTGGGAGTGGCGGTGGAGCAGGAGGAAGGCCCGGGCGAATAGCCGCTATCCAAGATTCTCTGGCTTCTCTTGGTGGCGGCGGAGGTCATACGAGTCACGCGGGGGCGCGTGGAGGAAACGGCCTCCTTTATATCTATGCCGCGCCAGTCCTAAGTTCTGTGGCTGCACATCGTGGCATGGTGGGAGATGCCCTTCCCGCCACCTTTGCCCAAAGGTCGGACGAGCTTTCCGCCGCGACCTTTTGCGGGAACCTGACACCGGCGGAAATCATGGTCTGTGACGCGGAGGCGAAAGCGCATGTTGTCAACATCGGTATTTTGAAATCCGGTACCTGCATTGACACGGCCGTGTTTTGTAGCGTGGAGACCGCCCGGGACTTCTTGGAATCTGGTGTGTGGCCTGAGGCCGACGCTGTGACGGTTTTGCCTGAGGGCTTTGGAATCGGGGACGCCTTTGGCGGTGGGAGCTGGACAAAACAGGTGGTGGAGGACCGAGAGATGGAAGACGCTGCCCATCTGGAAGCCCTATGATACGGGTAGATGTCGCGGCGCTCTGTGGGAGTGCCGGGCGACTGAGACAAGTTGCGGGCAGGGCCTTGGGCGGTCTCGCTTTGGCGGCGGCGGAGCATTTGGCTGAAGAGGCCAGGGAGCGCACGCCGGTAGACAGTGGACGTTTACGGGCCAGTTGGAGCGCAAGGGAGACTGGCCCCCTCTCTGCTGTGGCCAAAAATTCGGTACATTACGCTTCCTTCGTGGAATTTGACACCCGTCACTGGCGGAGCGGAAACATCGTGCCGGGGCTGGTGAAAGAACACCTGCGGGAGGTGATGAAGGGAGTGTTTTTGTGATGGATGCAATTTTAGACGGGGCCTCCCTTGCGTTGGCCGAGGCTTTTCCAGCTTGCACGGTCTATGGGGATGAACGGGTGCGGCAGGGGCTTTTGACACCCAGCTTCTTTGTGGGTTTGGGAGAGTGTAGCCAGAGACCGCTGCCCTGCGGGCTTGTAGAGCAGCAGCAAATTGTGGAAGTGGTCTATTTTCCAGAGCGCCAGGGCGATTATGGGGAGATGTGGGCCGTCGGGCCGAAGGCTCTTAGGCTTCTGGGGGAACTTCGTCTGGCAGAGGGCGGCGCAATCCGGGGCAGGGGCCAGAGGTGTGAGATAAACGATGGTCTGATGCACATCCGGGCGGTATATACCCTGCGCCTCCGACCTGTGGAGAGCCGAGAACGGATGGGGAATATGCGGTTTCAATCGGGAATTGCGGCGAAGTAGGGGCGGCCGCCTCGGGCGCCAGGCCCAAAGCATGACCTAGTGTGAAAACAGTGGGCGATCGGGGTCGATTGCCCCTACAAGAAAGGATGAAAAATATGGCAATTGGCGGTGGAACCTTTCTCGCGCAAAACAAAGCGTTGCCCGGGACCTTTATCAACTTCGTGTCGGCGGCCTCGGCTTCTGTGGCCCTGTCTGACAGAGGCTACGTGGCCATGGCTCTGCCCCTTCCCTGGGGCCCCTGCGGAGAGGTGATAACGGTGACGGGAGAGGACCTGATCCGGCGGAGTCGGCGCATCTTCGGCAGGGAGTATACCCATCCGGACCTAAAGCCTCTCAGAGAGCTCTTTGCTGGGGCGCGAGTGGCCCATCTCTTCCGATTGGGGGCCAGCGGGACGAGGGCTGATTCGGCTCTTGGGCAGGGCGCGGCATTTAGGCAGTCTGGGCAATCAGATCACCTTAGTGGTGACCCGGAGCGGGGAGAATTTCGCTGTGGAGACCCTGGTGGACGGGGTCGGCGTGGATTCTCAGACAGTGGGCGGTGCGGTGGAGCTCCAGGACAACGACTTCGTTTTATTTGACCCTGAGGCTGTTCTTGGCGCTACGGCGGGGATGCCTCTGACCGGTGGTTCTGACGGAGCGCCCACGATGGAGGAGTATAGTCGGTTTTTAGACCTCTCGGAAGGCGTCCGCTTCAACACAATGGGCTGTCTTTCCACCGATGAGGTGGTGAAGACCATGTTTGCGAGACACACAAAGCGGATGCGGGAAGAGGTAGGTGTGAAGTTCCAGTGTGTGCTCTATCGCTACACCCAGGCCGATTACGAAGGCGTGATCTCTGTGGAAAATAGCATTGTGGGGGCAGAATCTCCCGGTGGTTTGCCGGAGAGCGGACTGGTCTATTGGGTGGTGGGTATGTCCGCTGGCTGTGCCGTGAACCGTTCTCTTACCAATCGGCGCTACGGCGGCGAACTCCAGGTGGACACGGCCTATACCACCCGAGACTTGGAGCGGAAATTGCGGGGTGGCGGCTTCCTCTTCCATGGGGCGGGGAATGGGGATGTCCGTGTGGTGGAGGATGTGAATACCCTCACCACCTATGCGCTGGATCGCTCGGAGGACTTTTCCTTAAACCAGATCATCCGGGTCCTCGACCAGGTGGCTACGGATATTGCACTACTCTTTGCCACTCGTTATCTAGGGATCATCCCCAACGACAACGCCGGGCGCCTTGGCCTTTGGAGCGACATTGTGAGTCATCACAGGCGTTTAGAGACCATTCAGGCCATTGAAGACTTTGAGGCCCAAGATGTGACCGTAGAGGCTGGAGAAACGAAGCGGGGGGTCGTGGTCACCGATAGAATTAGACCTGTGGCAGCCATGAGCCAGTTGTATATGACCGTTGTGGTCCAATAGAGAGGGGGGCGAAGATGAACAGCTTTATGAACGCGAGAGACGCCGTCAGCGCGCCGTTAGCGGAGTGCTATGTGACTGTCGGAGGGAATCGCTATAACTTTATGCAGGCCATTGATCTAGAGGCCGTGATCGAGCGGACCAAGGCGGAAGTGCCTATCTTAGGTCAGACAGGTCGGGGCAATAAAGCCACTGGCTGGCGGGGGAAAGGGAGTGCCACTTTCCATTACAATACCAGCATTTTCAGGGAACTGATGTATCGTTTTAAAACCCATGGGGAGGATGTCTACTTCGACATCCAGGTGTCCAATGAAGACCCCACTTCCGCGGCGGGACGGCAGACGGTGGTGCTCAAGGGCTGCAACATCAACAGCGGTATTTTGGCGAAGTTCGACGCTGACGCGGAGTTCTTATCTGAGGATATATGCTGTAAAGGGTGGTTGTCCAAAGATGGGCAATCGCTACTAATACAGCGAGGTGGCCGGCCTGTCTGTAGCAGAACAAGGCGGTACAGCGGAAAGGGGGCAACATATTCAAACAGGCGGCTAGGCCCCGCCTGTGGCAGTCGATGGTCAATTAAATCGGGGAACGGCGTTCCCCTGTAGCAAGGTAAACCGCCGTTCCCACACAGCAACACCCGAAGGTGTCACGGTTAGATTTTATCACATCTTGCCTGTCCTTTCAAGTGTTGCGAGAAAGGAATGGTCAATATATGAAAAGCATTTTCCACGAGTTGTATTTAGGCAATATCGCCTTTGACGGCACACACTACGACAGCAATTCCCCATTTGTGAAAGCGGCAAAAAAGAAGATGGAAAGCTATGAACAGCTAGAGCAGACTTTGAACGAATCCCAAAAGGAACTACTCGAAACCTTCCTCGACGCACAGAGCGACATTGAGGACATCAGCCGAAAAGGGCTATTTGCATCCGCCCTAAAGTTTGGAGTGCTACTCATGGTTGAGGTTTTCCAAGCGGAGGAATAGCACCCTAAGTTAAACTTAGTCACCACCCCAGAACTACCGAAATGGTAGTTTTGGGGTTTTCTAATTAGCAGGAACATTTTAGGCATACTTGTGTCGCACTTAAATATAGGGTGAAAAAATATTTTTGCGAATCCTCAGAAAAGGTTCCGATTTGCCACCTGTTTTTCTCCAATATATGAGGGACAAAGTTTTTCGCCCACGAGTTCCGAAATGCCCCCTAGATTTTCGATAAATATGAGGACAACTTTTTCAAAGGAGTGGAAGCGAGTACATAGCATCGCAGATAGCGGTGCTTTTTTAGTCCAAATTTCAAAACAGAGAGGATGGTTCTTTGAACAAAAACCCAGTCACACCAATGCCCCAAGCCCCCGTCACCATGTACCGTAGGATAGGCAACACCATCTACCAAGTCAAGGTACACCTCAGCCCAACCGCCAAGGAGACCGCAGAGAAAAAGATTACCCGCTTAATCCGAAATGAGGTGATAAATGTTTGAGAAAAGCCTTGAAAAATCAGGCCGTTTGTGGTAGAATGTTCTCGCTACAGACAGGCTGGCTGCCTGAAAGGAGTACCCTATGAGCAGGCAGCCGAACCAGACCAAAATCACAGCCCTTTACTCCCGTTTGTCTCGTGATGACGAACTGGCCGGAGAATCCAATTCAATCACCACACAGAAGCGTATGTTGGAAGAACAAGCCGCCAAGCTTGGCTTTTCCAATGTGCGCCATTTTTCTGATGATGGCTTCACCGGTGTAAACTTTGACCGGCCCGCATGGAAAGAACTCGTTGCAGAAATCGAGATGGGAAATGTGGCTCATGTGATTGCCAAAGACCTCTCTCGTGTGGGCAGAGACTATTTGCAGACAGGCTTTTACACTGAGGTTTTCTTTCGAGAGAAAGGTGTCCGCTTTATCGCAATCGCCAACAATATCGACAGCGAAAACCAAGAGAGCGGCGAGTTTGCCCCCTTTCTCAACATCATGGCCGAGTGGTATGCCAGAGATAATTCTCGCAAGCTGAAAGCCGCCTTTCGTGCCAAAGCAAAGAGCGGGAAACGCTCGACCAATAAGAACATTTACGGATATATCAAAGACCCAAAGGACAAAACAAAGTGGATAGTTGATGTAACTGCTGTCCCCACAATTCAGCGCATTTTCCAGATGACCATTGAAGGCATCGGCCCCGCTCAAATTGCCAAAACCCTGCGGGAAGAAGGTGTACCCCGCCCCGGCTACCACATGGCAAAGCTAGGCACAGGCGACCACCAGTGGCACGAGGAAAAATACAAATGCGAGTGGAACTCGTCAACCGTTGCGAAGATTCTATCCAAGCCGGAATATATGGGGCATACGGTGAATCTCCGCACACAAAAGGAATCCTACAAGGATAAGAATGTCACATGGAAGCCCAAAGAGGACTGGATCATTTTCAAAAACACCCATGAGGCCATTGTCGAAGACGAAACATGGGAACTGGCGCAGAAGTGCCGAAACGTCAAGCGGCGCACCAGCTCACTCGGAGACGCGAATCCCCTCACGGGGTTAATCTATTGTGCCGATTGTGGGCGGCGGATGTACAACCATCGAACTGGCCCTTGTTGGTCAAAAGACAAATCCAAGGGTGACAAGAAAGTGTACAAAAAAGGCAGTGATTGCTACCGTTGCTCTCTCTACCAAATCCACATTGACGATTGCACGATGCACTATATCAACACAAAGACCCTGCAAGACCTAATCCTCGGAACCATCAAAGCCGCCACCACTTTTGCTAGAGAAAACGAAGAACAGTTTGTGGCAATCATCCTTGAAGCATCAGCGATACGACAGGGCAAGGCCGAGAGGAACCACAAGCGGCAAATCGCCCAAAACGAAAAGCGGATCGACGAACTCGACACCCTGTTTCAAAAGACCTATGAGGACTTTGCGGCGGGGAATCTGACCGAAAAGCGGTTTAAGCAACTCTCCGCAGGGTACGAATCCGAACAGGAAACACTGGAAGCGGAAACCGCCCAACTGCAAGCAGAGCTGGAGCAGTTTGACAAAGACAGCTTGCGGGCGGACAAGTTTTTGGAACTGGCGAAAAAGTACACCGACCTTCCCGAACTCACCGCCCCGATTCTGCATGAATTTGTGGATAAGGTAATCGTCCACGAATCGGACAAATCAAGCGGAGTGCGGAGACAGCAAGTAGAAATCTGGCTGAACTATATCGGAGATTTCACCCTACCCACTGATGAGGAATCCGAAGTCCAAAACAAGGCCGAGGCCGACCGTGCCATGTGGCGGGAGTACAAGCGGAAACAAAGAGAGAAAGAGAAGCAAACAGCATAGCTCCACCGCACAGGCGGCCTACTCGATTTTTGAGTAGGCCGCTTTTCCATCTCAAAATCTTAAATCAAAAAGGAGAATTTACACTATGGCAAAAAGCAGACTGGACAAAATCGCAAGCTATGAAGAGCAGATTGCAGAGCTTAACAATCGCAGAAAACAGGAAGTGCAGAAGCACAAAGCGGAGGAACGCAAAGCCCGCACCCGCCGCCTCTGCGCCCGCATGGGGCTTATTGAAAGTATGCTCCCCGATACCGTCGGCCTGACAGACGAGCAATTCAAAACATTTCTGCAAAAGACCACCGCCAACGAGTTTGGCCGCCGTGAGCTTGCCAAACTCGCGGCGCAGGGCGGCGGCGAATCCAAGAACACAAAAACCAAAACGTCACCGCAGGACGGCGCTCCCGCCCCTACGGGCGGGAGCGATTGCATGACGGGAACGGGCTAACGCCCTTTTCCCTCATGCAATGAGGGCGCACTTATACACCCTGCGGGTGTGCGCGCTCTGCCGAGGGCGCTTTGTGCCTATCGGCACAAAGTCGGGGGTGCTTACCGCCCCCCGAGCCCCCAGGCCGACAAGGAGAGAGTGATTAACCCAAAGGACGGATTAATCACTCTCTCCTTGTTTGGCAAGGCTATGCAGAAATGAGGATGGCATCACTTTGTTTCTCCATCCTCATTTCCCACGCCCTCAATCAGATTGGAAATCAGATTGCTAAAGTCATCGGCATTTTTGGACGTGATGACCGGCTTGCCAGTGTCGGCTTCAAGTGCTTTCCGTGCGTCCCCCGCCACCTTGCCGCCCCGCTTTGCAACTTTCTTGTTTTCGTCAAGTCCCTGTGCGTCATGTGCTTTTGCTAATTCTGTAGTGGAAGCCTCCGCAAGCATATTAAGTACAAGTTCGAGCGTGGACATATTGTCACGCAGATTTTCCTTTTTCAAATCTTTCAATTTCTTGTACTGCCGTGTAGTCAGCCCCGACCACGCTTTGGAAATTTCATCCGTTAAAATGGCATACTCCAAGCCCTTTGTGATGCCACGGTCATCCCATTCGTCCGTCAATTCTTTGCGGACTTGAATAGCCTGTAACCTTTGGTTTATCCATTCACGAGTATGCCCTTTTTTGAGATAGGTTTCAAGCGCACGGTCAATGGTGAGTTCTGGGTCTATAGTTTCGTCTATGCGCTCACTTCCAACACGAGCAAGCCACATCTTGAAAGGCTCTGCTTTGGGGGATGGAATGGATTGAATCAGGCGGAAGAGTTGCTCTATGTTGCCGACATCAGTAAGCCGCAATTTCCCGTCAGGCGCTTCCATTTTCAACTGGTAACAATCCGTTACCAGTTGAAGATTCGCACCTTCTTTTAGCATACGGCTTTTCATGTTTTTCCAGTATTTTCTGGCGGTCTGATAATCGCTATCAGTCAGGACGGCCACTACGTCAACAACGGAAAAGAAGATTTCTTCCTTTTCCTCATCCCATTCATGCCGAATACGCCTGCTTTCAAATAGTTGTAAATCCTTATCCATTCTTAAATTGCCCCCAATCTTTACGATCAATTATACGACAAAAACAATAATTTTTCAATCTGAATCGCCAGAAAGGAGTATCGCCTATAGCAATTTACCATTGCAGTATCAAAATCATCAGCCGTGGTGCAGGGCGGTCGGCGGTTGCCGCCGCCGCTTATCGGGCCGCTGAAAGAATCACAAATGAGTATGACGGAAAAATCCACGACTTCACCCGCAAGGGTGGCGTGGCGCATACGGAGATACTACTCCCAGACCACGCCCCCGGCGAGTATGCGGACAGAGCCGTTCTGTGGAACGCCGTTGAGAAAATCGAGGTAAACAAAAACGCTCAATTGTCACGAGAGATTGAGCTTGCCCTCCCCAGAGAACTCACAAAGGAGCAAAACATCTCCCTTGTTCGGGAGTATGTAAATCAGCATTTTGTCTCAGTGGGTATGTGCGCTGACATTGCCATACACGACAACAAAAAGGGCAATCCCCACGCCCATATCATGCTCACCATGCGCCCCATCGAGCAAGGCGGCACTTGGGGGGCGAAGTCCAAAAAGGAGTATATTCTGGATAGGCACGGCGAAAAAATCACCCTCAAAAGCGGCGAGTTCAAGAGCCGCAAAATCTCTGTCAACGATTGGAACGACCAGACAAAAGCCGAGGTCTGGCGGGAGGCGTGGGCCGAGGCCGCAAACAGAGAATTAGAACGCCACAACCACGAAGCGCGGATTAACCACCGCTCATACGAGAGACAGGGCATTGACCAAATCCCTACCATCCATTTAGGCCCAGCAGCTCACCAAATGGAGAAGCGAGGCATCCGCACCGAGCGCGGGGATATCAACCGTGAAATTGAAATCTCAAATCAGAGGCTCCGACAACTCAACGCCCGCATAGTCAAGGCAAAAAAAGAGATTGCGGAGATTGCCAGAAGTCCAGAATCGCCAACGGTGGACGAGGCTTTCCAAAACGTGTTAAACCGTCCCACGCAAAGCCATTTCGGAAAAGTCCGCAACCTGAAAACCGCCTCGCAATTATTGATTTTCATGCAGGAAAATGGTGTGCATGACATGGCAGGGCTTGAGCGGAAACTCAAAGAAATGATGAACCATCAGTCTGAAGTGCGGAGCAAATTAAACCCCATTGACCGCAGGCTCAAGACCTTGAACGAGCATATCCAGCAAGCGGAGACCTATCTTAAACACAAGGATATTTACAAGATGTACAGGCAAGAAAAGCCGAGGAAGCAAGATGGATTCCGGCAACAGTTTCATGCCGAAATCATCCTCTACGAAGCCGCAGAACGCTACCTCAAAGGAGTGATGAATGGCCGGACTGCCCTGCCGATAAAGGCCTGGAAAATGGAGCGCGAGGCCCTACTCGCGGAGAAGAAGGAACTGAGCAAATCCTATGTTTCCATGAAAGACGAGCTGGCAATGATTGACCGTATTCGCAAGAGTGCGAGAGAGCTTATGCCGCCGCAGGAACCCCGCAGGGCGAGGGGGCGGGAGTCGGAACGATAGGAAACCCCGTCGTGTTTCACGACACCAGGGGCTGATGAGGAGCGTTTAACCCATCTCATCGGCCCCTGCAAAGAGGCACAGGATGCGTGGCAGTATAGGAGAAGAGGTGCAATACGTGTCTACTGGAACAACGATTGAAATGTAAATAATAAGTATTTTTTCAACACAAATTCATATTGTCTATCCGCAAGTACCCGGTCACTGTCGATACAGTGGCCTTTTTCTTTGCCTAACTTTACACAAATTTTACCTATCCTTTGCTTTCCCATGATAGCGGCACCGGCCAAGTTGCTTTATGCTTTAGGAGAAAAGAAATCATTAAAAAACCTATGAAAGAGGTAAAACATGAAACGAATGATTGGCCTTACGATGCTACTTATTTCCA